TATTATTATTGTTCCTGTGTTTTCCTCTCATGGTATTGATTGCCTGTGTTAATCAAAATAAATAAGCTGCATATATAAAGAGCTTGCTATTATGGCAAGCTCTTTTATTATGCCTTGATCTATGGCAGCGCGTCCGGCCTTGATTGAAAGGCCGTTTTATTTTGCGTATAGGGACGGGGACGGTATGCGGGTATAGGGATATAGCATAACAATAATAATTGTTTACAGCGCATTACAGCGCGTTTCAAGGGGATCAAGGTTGACGGTGGCGGGGGATATGAGGCCGGAGGCCAGGGCGGGGTGAGTGCCGAAAATTCCGCGCAAAAATAAAAAGACTTATTTACGTTTACCTATTGACATAAACGTAAACTGTGCTATAATGTAAACGTAATCAACAGGAGGTGCTTTATGAAAAACGTAGTAGCCTATGTCCGAGTTTCCACGGACGCACAGGCCGATGAAGATAAGTTCGGTATTGAAGCGCAGAAGAATCAGATACAAAACTTCTGTGACAAAAACGATATGACCATTCAGAACTGGTTTATCGACAAGGGCGAGAGCGGTGTCAAGGAAAGTCGTCCGCAGCTTGACCGTATTCTCTACGGTGATATATCTAATCCTCCTGTAGAAGCCGTTATCGTAGCCAAGAATGATCGTATGGCTCGTGAAATCAAACTGTATTTTTACTACAAGCAGCTTCTCTATGCCAAGAACATTGAGCTTGTCAGCGTCACAGAAGATTTTGGAGAAATGGGCGCGTTCAGCGGTATTCTTGAAGCATTTGTTATGTTTGCTGCCGAGCAAGAACGCACCAATATCAACAAGCGTACAAGCGGAGGCCGCAAAGTGAAAGCTGCCAAGGGTGGCTACAGCGGAGGCCGCGCCCCGATGGGTTACAAGATTGAAAACAAGCAACTTGTCGTAAATCCAGATGAAGTACCTGCTGTTAAGTTTATTTTCGCTCAGAAAGAAGCCGGTATGACCATGCTTGGAACGGTGGACGCGCTCAACAAAGCTGGATATAAGACTCGCAACGGTAAAGAGTTCGTTATTTCCACCGTTCAAAGTATTTGGAACAATGAGCGCACCTATCGTGGAGAGTATCGTTATGGTAAAGACGGTGAATGGGTGAAAGGACAGCATGAGCCTATCCTTGATCCTGTAGAAACAGCTAAGAAAAATGTTCCGAGTATCAACCTTGATGGCCTTTTGCCTCAGAAGAGCAAGACAATCAAGTTGAGTTAATGAGGATCATTACTTCAAGGGAGGTTGTGTTATGGCGCTATATCAATTTGATGTTCCTCTTGACGCTAAGGCGGCATTGAATATTGTGAAGTCTGCTTGCGAAAAAACTTGCAAAATAAAAAAGGAGTCTCTTCATTCTCTCGAATGTAAGACGCATACGGTTAGAAAGCACGGATCGTGGGGACTGCCGGAAGATAACGTAGTTTTCCGCTTTGCAGTAAGTGATAACTCAGACGGAACAAGTACGCTCGTCTGTGTATGCCCTTATACTGGCGGCGCGTTATATAAAGAAAAATCAGGCGACTGCCCTGACAAACATTTCAATCGTTTTCTATCGGCGCTTAAAGCTCTTGTGCAAGACCTCGATGTTTCTCCCGACGAAGTTGAAATTATCGCAGCCGTTAGATGTGACAGCGGATTGTCCGAGGTGTCTACAAGCACTTACAAAAATGTTTCAATCGGAAGAGCATTAGTCGGCGGTGCTTTGTTTGGCGACGCGGGAGCGGTTGTAGGTGGTTTAAGCGGAAAAAAGCATAGCACTACTGCTTCTCATAGCACCTTTTCAGGTCAGGGCTTGTTTCGTATTTACTACAGTAACGGCAGACTGATTGAAAAAGCTGTTTTGAAGAATAGCAGTGAATACGCCGAATTACTGGCAATATCAAAATCGTTTCAGAGATAATAAAGCCTTTTGCCAATGGGTGAAAGGAACGCTCGATGGGGCTACGAGAAATCGTAGTCCCTTTTTCTGTATAGGAGGTACTTATGACACTTGATATTATGGGGACTCAGTATAAATTCACTATCAAGAAGTATGACGATGATCCCGTTTTTGCAGAGAACAGCTTTGATGGTTACTGCGACGGGTACGCGAAGTCCATCATCGTTTGCGATATGCACACCTACCCTGGCTGGAACAAGGAGAAAGAGGCTACCGTAAGGGCAGCTCAGAAAACAACGATACGGCACGAAATCATTCACGCCTTTCTGTATGAGAGCGGACTTGCCGACAGTTCTCACCGCTATGAGCGCGGCTGGGCGAAGAATGAGGAAATGATTGACTGGCTGGCGTTTCAAACGCCGAAAATATACCGCGCTTTCCGAGAAGCAAAGTGCCTGTGAGGTGAAATCATGGATTATGGCGTTCTGAAAAACAGCATATTTGCAGTTATGGAGAAAAAACCTCTCGACATCGGGGCTTACAATGATTTTTTGTCTCTCTGCCGTGATTGGGAGGGTGAGGACTTCACAGCGGCTCACGCGGCAAACAGAGAGTTGAGGGTAAAGGGGCAGATTGCTCTTCGCCGGTGCAATCCGAAAGACGCAGAGGGCTTCTATATGCTCTACCGAAAGACGCTTCTCTTTGACGCGCCGCATGATTTTGACTGCTTCTTGCTCTATATGGAAATGGACAGGCCGTTGGACAAAAAATTCTATCAGCCAAGGCGACATTATCTGCGGCCTATCGTTCAGGGATATCAGGACGTGCTTGACGGTAATCTGAGACTTCTGACGGTTTCGCTGCCGAAGAGAGGCGGTAAGAGCCAGCTTGGTATCAATTTCGTAAATATGCTTTCCGGCAAGTTTCCTGACCGCTCGTCCCTCATGGAAGGTACGGGTGATGACCTTGTAAGGTCGTTCTACAACGGTTGCCTGGAATATCTGCAACAGCCGAATGAATACCTGTTCTATGACGTGTTTCCCGAAGCTCGTCTGGTGCAGACAAACGCTGATACGAAGATCATCAATCTGAAAACCCGTTCCCGTTTCCCGACAATCATGTGTCGTTCCATTGACGCACGACAGGTCGGACTTTCCGAGGCGACAAACCTTTTGTACCTCGATGACTGCGTGGAAGGACGCGAAGAGGCCAAGAACCGGCAGCGACTCGACGATAAATGGGAAGTTATTTCCGGCGACGTTATGGGACGTGCCATTGAAGGTACGCCTCTGGTGGCAACGGGCACTCGTTACTCTATCTACGATCCCATAGGCCGCTTGCAGGAAGAGGCTCAGAAACAGGGCTGGAAGTGGAAAGCCATTGAGATACCCGCGCTCGATCCTGTAACGGACGAAAGCAATTATGAGTACGAGCGCGAGGGCAAGAAAGTCTTTACAACTGCATATTTTCGTGAACAGCGTGAGCTTCTGAGTGAGGAACAATTCGAGAGCGAGTTTCAGCAGCAGCCGTTTGAAGCAAAAGGCTTGCTCTTTCCGAAAGATGATCTTAACTATTTCTTCGAGCTGCCTGTAGACCGCGATCCTGACGCAATTATGGCTGTATGCGATACTGCCGAAAAGGGATCGGACTTTGTGGCACAGCCTGTTGGAGCTATCTACGGGAACGATGTGTATATCATCGACGTGGTATACGATGACGCGCCTCCCGAAGTCACGAAGCCTGAATGTGCCAACTGCATTATCAGAAACAAGGTCGGCAACGCGGTCTATGAGAGCAACAACGCCGGTGAGTATTACTGCCGAGACGTGAATACGATGGTCACAGCCAGCGGTCACAGCGTCAGCATGAGGACGAAGCGTACAATCTCCAACAAGCAGACCAGGATTGAGCTTGCGTCTGACGGTATCAAGAAAAACTTCTATTTCAAGCACCCGTCCACTTACAAGCGAGACAGTCAGTATGCCGCTTTCATGAAAAACGTCACCACCTATACGCGCAGCGGTAAAGTGCCGCACGATGACGCGCCGGACTCCCTGTCTCTCTTTGAAAACGAAATGCGAAAGCTCTCTGGTGGCAAAGTTGAGGTGTTTAAGCGTCCTTGTTAGTCTCCAAACCTTTATTTTTCAGAAAGCATTGACAAGGAATGGAGATTGCGTTATACTACAGGCGTAAAAGTATAATTATGTCTACCAAAGGGAGGTCTGTTCGTGAATAATTACGGTTTGTTCGGTCGGAGAATGATCCTCACCGATGTTGCGAATATAGACTCCGGCAATGTTGTGACGTGTTTGCAGAAAGCAATCGTTACTCATTGCAAAAACAAAGCCGAGATTGAATTTCTTCTGGCTTATTACAAGGGTAGACAGCCCATTCTTGGTCGTACAAAGGAAGTTCGCCCTGAAATCTGCAACAAGATCGTTGAGAACAGAGCAAATGAGATTGTGGCGTTTAAGGTCGGCTACCTCATGGGTGAGCCTATTCAGTACGTCAGCCGAGGCAACGACGAGGCCGTGACCAAGAACATCAATCAGCTTAACGAGTTCGTTTTTGCAGAGGACAAGGCCGCGAAGGACAAAGAGCTTGCGGATTGGTCGCATATCTGCGGGACTTCTTTCCGTATGGTGCTGCCGGATAAGAGCGTACATACGGAAGAGGACGAAGCTCCTTTCGAGATTTACACTCTCGATCCGAGGTATTCTTTCGTTGTATATTATAACGGCCTCGGAAACGAAGCGGTTATGGGCGTAAAGTATATCCAGACGGACGCTGGCGATATTGTCTACAGCGTTTACACAAAAGACCTTTATTTCGAGATCGATAATAATTGGGTAATCAAGAAAGTCGAAGCTCAGGCGCTTGGTATTCCCATCATCGAATATCCCGCCAACAATTCGAGGTTGGGAGCTTTCGAGATTGTCCTGCCTCTTCTGGACGCTATCAATAACGTGGACTCCAACCGTCTTGACGGTGTGGAGCAGTTCGTTCAGTCCCTTATGAAATTTCATAACGTGGACATTTCGTCTGAGGATTACAAGAAGCTGAGAGCCGAGGGCGCGATCAAGTACAAGGACATCGACGCGAATATGAAAGCGGAGATCGATTACCTGACCGCCGAGCTTAATCAGACTCAGACTCAAACCCTGGTGGATCACCTTTACGAGACGGTGCTTACCATCTGCGGTATGCCGAACCGTAACGGCGGCAGCTCCACAAGCGACACCGGCAGCGCGGTCATTATGCGTGACGGCTGGTCGGCGGCTGAGGCCAGAGCGAAAGATAGCGAACTTATGTTCAAGAAGTCCGAGAAGGAATTTTTGAAGCTGGTGTTGCATATTTGCCGCGACATGAGCGATCTCGAACTGAAACTTTCTTCTATCGAAATTCGCTTTACTCGCCGCAATTATGAAAACATCACGGAAAAATGCAATGTTCTTGTGGCTATGCTGAATAACGCCAAGATAGCGCCTCAGCTTGCTTTCAGTCATTGCGGTATGTTCGTTGATCCTGAAATGGCCTACACTATGAGCAAGGAATATTACGACGCGAATAAGCCGGAGGTGACACCGCCTGATGATCCAAACAACCCAAACCCCGCCCCTGACGGAAAAGGCGATCCAAACAATCAATGAGATTGTCAATCGGGGAAATACCGCTGAAATCAGGGTACGCAAGGATAAGTTGGTTGTCCTTGAAGTGATCGGAAAAGTGAAATGTGAGGTCGCTGCTGCTGAGTAGCGGTAACAGTCTAAAGGGGCTATGAGTTCAACAGAACTCGTAGCCTCTTTTTCTTTTCGATACTACCGGCGAAAGCCGTTTTGTATAGGCAGAGAAGCCTTAAATCACAAACCTGAGAGAACAGGCCAAACACAAAATTGAAAGTTCAGAGAAGAACTATAAAAACGCAGGAGGGATTTATTATGGCAAAAATCGACACGTCCACCATTGAAGGTTTCGACAAGATGACACCCGAACAAAAGCTGGCGGCTATTACCGGCCTCGACATTCCCGATCCCGATTATTCCGGCTATGTGAAAAAAGAGGTGTTCGACAAGACAGCCTCCGAAGCTGCCGAATGGAAGAAGAAGCACAATGCTCTGCTTTCCGAGGAAGAGCAAAAGAAGCTGGCAAACGAACAGGCTTTTGACGAAATGAAGCAAAAGCTCGAAGCTCTTGAAAAAGAGAAAACGGTGTCCACCTACAAAGCCTCTTATATCGCTCAGGGATATGACGAGACGCTGGCTACGGAAACCGCTCAGGCTCTTGTCGATGGCGACATGACGAAGGTTTTTGCCAACAGTCAGAAATATCTTGCGGATCACGATAAAAAAATGAAGGCCGAAATCCTGAAAAGTACTCCGACACCGCCTCCTGGCAGTAATCCTACTTCCGATACCATTGAGAAGCAGATTGAAACGGCAAGGGCGGCAAACGACAATGTGACTTTAGCTGCACTTCTTCGGCAGCAGCATGAGGCCGCTATTAAAAACGAGTAAAGGAGAATTATTCAAATGGCTACTAATCAGCAGAATGTCATGACTTCTCATAACCTGTTGAACTACAGCGGAATGTTGTTCAACAAGGGGGACGTGAGAACGCCTTTCTGTACCATGATCGCTGGAAGAGCGAAGCAGACCAACAGCGCAGAGTTCGTTGTCGGCGTGGAGTTCGATACTGGCGGTGTTCCCGCACAGCCCGCGATCACCGAAACCGCGTCCCTGACCGCTCCTACCAAGGAGTTCACCACTCGCTCTCAGGTGAAGAACGTCACTCAGATTTTCCAGAGAGCAATCGGCATTTCTTATGCCAAGCAGTCCGATATGGCAGCTCTGAGCGGTCTGAACCTCGCCGGTCAGGTCGCAAATCCCGCTACCGAGAAGGACTTTCAGGTTGCCCGTGTTATGGAGCGTATCGGTAACGACATCGAGTACACCGCGATCAACGGCGTATATCAACTTGGCGGCTACGACGATGTTCCCAACAAGACTCGTGGTATGCTCTCTGCCATTACCTCCAACATCATTGCCGGTGGCGGCAAGGGGCTTGGCCTCTGGCTTGTTGCCGACGCTATGAAAGCAATCTCTGACTCCAACGGCGACATCAGCGATCTTGCTCTGTGGGTAGACGCTACCACGCTGTTCCAGCTCAACGCTGACGCGAAGGACAACGATCTTACCATCGTTCCTAATTCCCGCAACGTGAACGGTATTCAGCTCTCTTCTCTGATTACTCCGCTGGGTGAGATTTTCATTCATCTGGCTAACCGCCTCCCCGCTGGAACGGCGCTGATTGCCAATATGAACGCGGTTTCTCCCGTGTATCAGCCTGTTCCTGGCAAGGGTAACTTCTTTGGAGAGGCTCTGGCAAAGACCGGCGCTGAGGACGCTTCTCAGATTTATGGTCAGTGGGGACTTGACCACGGCCCTGAATGGTATCACGCCAAAATTACCGGCCTGTCCACCGCGTTCAACGCTCCTGTCAGCGCGAAGAAGATTTACGTCACTTCTCCTGTTCCTGTAGTCGATGTTGACGCTTCTCTGACCGGCGCTACTCTGGACAAGACCACCGTTGCGGCTGATGACACCGCAAAGGTCGCCGTTGCTTCTCTGGAATACGACGTGAAGCCTGGTACTGATCCGAGCCTGACCTACCTGTGGCAGATCAGAGCCAAGACGGGTACTGTCTGGACTGACCTGACGAGTGCTTATACTGGCTACAACACCTACGAGCTGACCGTTCAGGCGGCTGACGCTGAGAAGCATTATCGCTGCAAGGTTACTGCCAGCGGCTCTGCTACCGGCACGGTGTACTCCAACGAGTGTACTATGGCGGCTGGGGCTTAATCTGAGAGTTCAATCAAATAACTGAGTGAAAGAAAGGACGGCAAGTATGGACGATACTGAAAAACTCGCAATGCTTATGGCGTTGACAGGTGAAACGGACGATACCATGCTTGCCGTCTATCTTTCTATCGCCGCAAACAAGGTTTGCAGACGAGCATACCCGTTTGACGCAACCGTAACCACCGTTCCCGACATCTACGCTGTCAATCAGGTGCAGATCGCCGCATATCTCGTTCAAAAGCGTGGAGCTGAGGGTGAAATCGCTCACAGCGAAAACGGCGTTTCCCGTTCTTACGAAAATGGTGACGTACCGCCCTCGCTTCTGCGTGACATCGTACCGTTTGCCAGCGTTCCCGCCGATCCCGTTGTTGAGGACGGTGAGAGCGAATGAAGATCATGGAGCGTAACAAGCAGTCTTTTTACTACTGCCTTTATACCGGCAAGACCGCTGTTGTGGACGCTGAGGGCAACGAAACCGGCGAAAGCAGCCTGGCCTACAGCACGGAAGTTCTCATGAAAGCCAATGTTTCAGCCGCCACGGGCTATGCTCAGATTGAGCAGTTCGGCTCGAATGAGCAGTACGATAAGGTCATCGTCACCGATGACATGACCTGTCCCATCGACGAAAATACCGTGCTGTTCATCGACAAAGAGCCTGTGTGGGACGGCAGCGTTCCTCTCTACGATTACGTTGTGAAGAGAGTTGCCAGGAGTCTAAATTCCATATCCTACGCGGTAAGCAAGGTGAAAGTATCGTGAGCGGTAAGGTCATCAAGGTTGACCTCTCGTCCGTTGGTATCAACAGGGCTGTTAAAGCCATTGACGAGTACAAGGTCTGGCTGACGCAGAAAACTTCCGTGTTTCTCAACAGGCTTGCTTCTGAGGGCGCTCAGATTGCCGCTGCCGGTTTCAGTACAGCCGCTTACGATGGCGTGAACGACGTGAGCGTGACCGTTGAGGATCGAGGGGACAAGGTTAAGGCTGTCGTGGCTATCGGCGCTGCCTCTCTTTTCATTGAGTTTGGCACGGGTGTCACTTATCCCGACAATCACCCCGAAGCCGGAGCAAACGGCATGGTGCGCGGAGGTTACGGTCAAGGCAAAGGCAAGCAAAAGGCGTGGGGCTATTACGGTGAGCCTGGTACGAATGGCAAGGTGATAAAAGAGAACGAGAAAGGCACTTTGGTCATCACGTCCGGCAATCCCGCCAATATGCCGATGTATAAAACAGTTCGAGAGCTTGAAATCCGCTTGAACGAGATTGCAAGGGAGGTGTTCGTGTGATCGATGTGGAGGCAAAGGTTTATTCGCCTATCGCGGCGGCACTACGGGCAGCTTACAGCGGCATTTCGGTCAGCGGTGAGTATGTCAATGCTCCTTCTTCTTTCCCCGCTGTGACGATTGTAGAGCAGGACAACTACATGACTCTCGACAAGCTCAGTACCTCGGACGATGAAGAGTTTGCCACGGTCATGTACGAGGTCAATGTTTACTCCAATAAATCGGGCGGCAAAAAGTCCGAATGTCGGGCGATTATGGACACCATCGACAAGATGATGTACTTTCGCAATTTCACTCGGATCGCAATGTCGCCTGTTCCGAACCTGAATGACGCAACCATATACCGTATGACTGCCCGATACAGGGCAGAAACAGACGGTACAAACTTCTACAGGAGGTAAAAGAAATGGCTATTTCTACCTACAAGGTATTTCTCATGAAGGGTACTGGCAGTCCCCTTACCTGGGAGAAGCTCATTGACATCAAGGAGTTCCCCGATCTCGGCGGCGCTCCTGAAATGCTGGAAACCACCACTCTGAGCGACAATATGCAGACGTATATTGCCGGTATTCAGTCCCTCGACGGCCTGAGTTTCACGGCGAATTATACTGCGGCTGACTTCACTACCCTCAAAGCTCTTGAAGGTACTAACACTCAGTTCGCTGTCTGGTTTGGCGGCTCTGAGGCTGGCAGCGTTGTTACGCCTAACGGCAGTAACGGCAAATTCTCTTTCAAGGGTGAACTCTCTGTTTATCCCGTGGGCGGCGGCGTAAACGAGGTCGTTGAAATGAACATCACTATTGCCCCGTCCACGCCTATCACTTTCGCCGCTTCTTAATGCGGAAAGTGCTGTGAAATAAGGAGGATATTATCATGGCAAAAACTATCACGATCAATGATCCCACGAGCGGTGTCACCTACACGCTCGAATATAACCGCAAGGCGGTTGAGGTTATGGAGAAACAGGGCTTTATTGCTTCTGAGTTGCAGGACAAGCCTATGACTCACATTCCCATTCTGTTCCGTGGAGCGTTCTTCATGCACCATCGGTATGTGAAGCCGGACGTTCTCGACGGCCTTTACGCAAAGCTCACTCACAAAGAGGAATTGATCCTTGCTCTGCTTGATATGTATAGCGAACCTATCATCACTCTGACGGGTGAGCCTGACGATCAGGCGGGAAACGTGGACTGGACGGCGAACAAGTAAGCGGCTCACCGTCCGACACAACGGGGGACGGGGAATATCGCCCCGCCTCCCGTTTTGCTTACACGGACAGGTTTAACGAGGTTTTCCCTTACTATCTGGCAATCGGCATGACTCCCGAACAGTTTTGGGACGGGGACTGCACCCTGGCAGTTGCTTACCGAAAAGCCTTTGAGTTGAAACAAGACCTCGAAAATCAACAGGCATGGCTACAGGGTATGTATATCTACGACGCGCTATGCTGTGTTGCTCCTGTTCTTCATGCTTTTGCTAAAAATGGTACAAAGCCTACCCCGTTCCGCAAAGAGCCATACCCTCTCAGCGTACAGCCGGATAAACGTAAAAAGGAAATCGTTGAGGCCAAGAGCGACGCGAAAGCAAAAGCCTATATGGAAATGTTCATGACATCAAACAACAAAAAGTTCCAATAGAAAGGTGGTGACAATATGGCTGTTGAAATTCAGGGGCTTGAATTTCAAATCCAGGAGGACAGCGCGGGTGCTGTAGCCGGTCTTGAAAATCTCAAAAGTACCCTTGAACAGCTCAAAGGCGCTACCGCCAACGCTGCCGGTCTTGGTAAGGTTGCTACGGCACTCAAAAACATCGGTGCTGCCGCCCAGCAACTCAGCTCTATTACGGGCTTCAAGACACTTGAAGCAAATGCTACTTCTCTGGTAGCGGCTATGAAGCCGTTGGAAAACATCGGCAAAAGCGGTTTCTCTTCCATGATTAACGGCTTGAAGAACGTAAAGGCCGCCACGGAGTCCCTGAACAGCGCTGACCTTGATACTTTCTCCACGAAGATACAGCAAGTCACCGACGCAATGAAGCCTCTGGCAACGGAGGCGGCAAACGTGTATGTGGCTCTGAAATGGCTACCCGATATGGTGAACAAGGTGGTAAACGGTACTGGCAAGATACCCGCTGTCAACGGCAAGGCCGCGTCCTCGTACACAAAGCTGAACGGTGTTCTCAGTAATTCCACTATTCGCTTTGCGGCTGTGTATATGGCTTTGAAGCGGTTGGCGAATATCTTCGGCGGTTTCATAACAAAGTCAAACGCCTATCAGGAAAACCTTAACCTTTTTACCGTGGCTATGGGTGAGTACGCTGAGTCAGCCTATGACTATGGTAAGAAAGTGAGCGACGTTCTCGGTATTGATATATCGGACTGGATCAGAAACCAAGGTATCTTTAATACTCTGGCAACCGGCTTTGGCGTTACCGCAGATCGAGCCGCGATCATGAGCAAAAACCTGACACAGCTTGGTTACGATATTTCCTCGTTCTTCAATATCTCTGTTGAGGAATCTATGCAGAAGCTACAGTCCGGTGTTTCCGGCGAACTCGAACCTCTGCGTCGCCTCGGTTACGACTTGTCTCAGGCGAGATTGGAGGCCGTGGCTCTATCCCTTGGAATTGATAAGAGCGTTTCGTCAATGACTCAGGCTGAAAAGGCCGAGCTGAGATACTACACGATTATGAACCAGGTGACTACGGCTCAGGGGGATTTGGCAAGAACGCTGGAAGCTCCGGCAAACCAGCTCCGAATTCTGCGAG